TGCAGCGGGGTGGTGGGCAGCAGGGCCAGCAGGCGCTTGAAGACGTTCGTGCTCATAGGTGGCGCTCCATGACGACGGACTGGCGGACCTTCGGCCCGGTCTGGCGGACGGTGACGCCGCGCACCATGCCGCGCCACGTCTCGGTCGGCTCGATCACTTCCACGAGCTGGTTGGTGTCCAGCACGCCTGGCAGCGTGCCGCCGGTGAGGATCGGAAGGTCGAGGGTGATCGTGGCCTGCGGGCCGGCGGCGCCCAGGATGGCCGAGCCGCGCTGCAGGACGGCTTCCTGTGCGGTGGCCAGCGCGTCGGTGACCATGGGCGCCGGAAGGTCGCCGGCCGTGCCGGCGCGCGTGATGATGCCCAGCACGCCCTGGCTCGCGCCGCTGACGATGGCGCGGTTGTAGGCGGGCGAGTCGCGCCGCTCGTAGGACTCGCGCAGGACGGCCGCCAGGGGCAGCTGCACGTCGGGCGCGATGGCGCCGCCGTACCACTCCCAGGGCAGCAGCGGGTATCGGCGCTCGATTTGCAGGGTGGCGGCCGTCTTGTGGCTCTTGACCACGGCGCCGATGGACTCGGCCACGCGCAGCACGGCAGAAAGCGGGGTGCCCTGGTGGCTCCATGCGCCGGCCGGCACCAGCCAGTCGTCGAGGTTCCAGTCGGCCGCGATGCCGGTCAGGTCGAGGGCCTGGGCGACGATCTGGGCGGCCAGGATCTGGTTGGTGTTCGTCCACGTCTGTTCCGGCGCCCAGGGTGCGCCGATCAGCGCGGGCACGCTGCGGCCGGATACTCGAGTACGGGTCTGCGGCCAGGTCCGGTCGCGGCTCAGCCCCTCGATCACGAAGACCCAGGACGTGCCGTCGATCGTGATGCGCACCTGGGCGGGCTCGCCGGCCGACGGCGCCAGGATCTCCATGAGGTCGGCGCTGCCGGTGGCGGACAGGGTCCAGCAGAAGGAGTCCGCGTCGGTGCTCATGGTCAGGTCCAGCAGCGTGATGGGCTGCAGGCCGGGCCAGGTGGTGGCGGTGACGGTGTGAACGGCCATGTAGACCTCGCGGAAAGGAATGACCAGGTCGCCTGGCAGGTCGAAGTCGCGGCACTTGAAGACCAGCGACGTCGAGGGAAAGAAGGCCGTGGCGAAAAGAAGGTCGACGGCCAGGCCGGCGGGCGGGGTGTAGCAGGGCTGGACGACGGGCGGCTCGATGATCGGCGGGACGAAGATCCCGGGCGGCGGCCGGCGGCCCTGGTGCCAGGGGTAGGTCTGCGGGATCCATTGCCGCGCGCCGGTCTTGGCCCGGGCGATCAGCTCGCGCGTGAGGCGCCGGGCTTCGGCCCAGCCGGCCTGCTCGCTCGGCCGGATGGTGCGCAGCATGTCGGCGTGTGCCGTCGCGGTCTGGGCGCGCCGCTGGATGCCGTCGCGCCAGGTGCCGCCGGCCTGCGGCCGGATGCCGCGCAGCGTGTCGTCATGCGGCGCGCTGGCCTGGGCGCGGTGGCTGACGCCTTCGGCCCAGGGTGCGGACCGGGCGTGCTGCGCGGTGGCGCCGGGGTCGAGGGAGACGCCAAGCTCTTTGCGCAGCAGCTCGGCGGGCGCCCATGGCAGCGAGTCGGACACGACGGCCCGGGCGCCGCGGCCCCATGCATCGCTCGTGCCGTTCTGGCGGGTGATGCCCTGGTTGCGCCAGGCGCCGGCCGCGCCTGCGTAGATCCGCTGGGCGTTGTTGTTGTCGTAGCTGGCGGCCATGGCCACGACGGGCAGCGGCAGGCCGACGGTCAGGGTGCCGGTCTGCTTGGAGGTCTGGACGTCGAGGGCGCCGAAGACCAGGTCGACCGGGCGCGCGGTCGGCGATGGCGCCGACTCGATGAAGATCAGGTCGACGGGGTCGGCCATGTCAGAAGCCGATGGCCCCGCCGGTGATGGTGACGGTGCCGCCCGGGAAGCCGGCCAGGGCGTCGAGTTCGATGTGGGCGCCGCTGCTGGTCAGGCCAGCGGTCAGGTCCATGAGCCAGGAACCGTCGGCCCGGGTCATGCGGCCCCAGGTGATGTCCTGCCCGGCGGTGCGCAGGGCGACGATGGGCACGGTCAGGCTCAGGGTCTGGCCGGTGATGGTGCCAGCCGGGCTGGCCAGCGCGGTTTGTGCCTGAACAGCGCCCGTGGGCGTGCCGCCGGCCGGCGGTTGCGTGCCGGTGTAGAACGTGATGACGGCCGCCCCACCCAGGTCGATCTGGGCTTGCACGGCTGCCACCATGGCGGCGAGGACGGAGGTTGCGAACATCGGCCGATCAGACGGGCGTGATGCGGTCCTTGATGACCGCGTTGTAGTTGCCGGTGTGGTCGAAGGCCACGACGTAGAAGAGGCCGGGCCGGATCCGCTCGAAGGTGTAGGCGCCGGTCTGGGCGTCTGACCACGTCTCGCGGATCGGGAGGCCGTTCACGCGGTCGTGCAGCAGCACGCGCCGCGCGGCGGGCACCTGGGGCGGGCCGTTCAGGTAGACCGTGCCGGCGATCGAGCCCTGGCCGCCGTTGACGGCGTCGTTTCTGATTACTCGCGGTAGGGCTCTGAATGCCGGCGATGTCGGCAGACTTGCTGTTAGTCGGAGAACTCCTTGGGTAAATGTCCCGTTAGCCATGACTATTTACCACTCGGAAGTTATGTTGAAAAGTACCCCCCCCGCGTTACCCTGCCCGGCAGTTGGTGCAAATAAATACGAGTCATTGCTCCCAATCCAGTTTGACAGGACTGCGGCAGTCAATGACTTAAGCGCCTCAGCCCCATTTGCGGCGATTGTTGCGAGTGGATATGAAAGTCCTCTCATTTCGCCGCGTATTGGGTAGTTCTGGCCCGAATTGTTCTCTCTGACCAGGATGCTTCTTTCGATTGGCATTCCGCCATCGACAGCGCTAGGGAAACTTCCGCCACAATTGGAGCTAGTTCCACCTGGTGCGGCATTTTCAGCCCTGCCCCATGGGGCCGCCAGGATGCTCCCCCCAAGATGGCTTGAAGGCCTGGCAAGATATATATAATTTGCCTGATCAGGCCTAATACTTAGTAGGTTGTAATTTACACCAGAATCATTTACTCCGCCAATAATGCACCCGTATGCATCGCCCCCGGAACGATATGAACTCACGTCCCCAAAGTAAAATGAATGCAATCCGCCAATTGAATTCCAAGGGTAATTTGCATCGTCGGAAAATAAATATACGGTCTTGCTATCGCCTACCGCCATCCACCGCTTGCCGGACGAATCGTTTGCTCCCTTGCTGATGTGGATTCCGCCGCTTGCTTGCGCAGTTGTCGGGAATGGCCCTGTGTACGTGTCTATATCCGTTGCTGATTCAACCCCGAAGGCTCTTGCATATTGAGGGGCTGCAGCAGTGTCGGCCACGCGCAGCAGCATGGCCGTCGCCTGGGGGTCGGTGCGCTGGTACATGGCGGTATTGGTGCCGCTGTAGGGCTTCGTCCAGCCCAGCGGCGGGCGCTTGGCGGTGATCGTGCCGGTGACCGTGCCAGTGGCCGCCGTGGGGAAGGTGAAGGTGTTCGCGTCGACGACGGTGATGTCGTGCGTGTCGTTGAGGGCCGACACGCTCGCGCCGGCGATGGCGACCTTTCGGCCGCTGGTGAACTGGTGCCCGGTGCACACCACGGTGGCCGTGCCAGATGCGATCGTGATGCTGGTGACGCTCTTCAGGTTGAAGCCGTCGACGAGGATGGCGTCGAGGACGGCGATGAGCGAGCCGGCCGCGTTGTTCAGGGTCGGGGCGTTCAGCTCGTCGAAGGTGTAGTAGATGGGCTTCATGGGGTCAGTCTTCAGGCCGGGTTGTCGATGTCGCCGCGCACGAGGATGGCGAAGGAATCCGCCGTGTCGGTGGGCTGCGACTGCTGGATGACGCGGGCCGCCCAGACGGGTGCCAGGGCGCCGACGGTGTTGATGCGCAGGGCGTTGCCGGTGGCCCAGCCGCCGCCCCAGCCCAGGGCCAGCACGGTGAAGTAGGGCTGCCCGGTGGCCGGGTTGATCGGTGCGAAGTCGGCCGCGGTGCTGCCGCTGCCGATCACGCCCAGGTGCTCACCGATGCACTGGAAGGCCGTGGCGCCGATGAAGCGCAGCGCGAAGCGCTCGGTCACTGCGCCCAGGTTGTTGCAGGTGATCGGGTAGTCGATCGTGTTGTAGGTGGCGCCGGCCTGGTCGCCGATCAGGTCATCGGACCACACGCCGCTCCACGTGCCCTGGTCGAAGACGCTGGACACGCGCGACTGCATGTCACCGATCAGCAGCGCACTCGACACCCAGGAGCCGGGCACCGGGTAGGCGTGCGTGATGGCGCGCGTGAGGTTCAGGCGGCCGGTGATTTGCGCGGCCGACACCAGGGCCGAGTCCTCGATCCGGTGTTCGATGCGCACGGGCTGGCTGTAGCCGGTGACGTTGGTGAAGGTGACGGTGCCGGCGTTCAGGTCGGCGGTGTAGCCGGTGTTGATGGTGCCGCCGTCGTTGCCGATCACGCGGACACGCGACAGGCGGGTGCGCCCGAGGTCGACGGTCTGCGAGTTGGTGACGGTGGCCGGGCTGGTGGTCTGCGTGTTGTGCACCACGGCGACGGTGCCAGCTCGGAAGATGGGCACGCGGCCGTCGGACGGCAGGCGCACCGGGTCGAGGCCCAGGATGTCGGCGTCCAGCGGGATGTAGCTGTAGGCCACGGCGTTGTAGCGCAGGCTGTCGGCCTGCACGCTCAGGCCGTCGACCCAGTTCACGCCGGGGATGCCGAGATACCCGAGGTTGATCTTGCCGGCGCCGGGGTTCAGCGGGTCGGGGGGTGTGGCCGTGTCCTGGCAGAAGCGCAGGATCACGACGCCGGTTTCCACGTCGACCTTGCCCTTGACGTAGGTGCCGATGATGTGGCCCGAGCTGTTCGCCGAGACGCTGAACGTCGTGCCATTGGCCAGCGTGCCGGAGACTTGGAAGCTCGAAGGCTTCAGCGGGGCCTGGGCGGTGCGGAAGATGACGCCGTCGGTGAGCACGTCCTGGCTCGATGCCAGCCCCGGAGACGCGCCGGCCGCCAGCGTGCTGATGAGGCTGGAGGCGCCGGCCGGCCAGTTGCTCATGGACGCCCGGCCGCCCAGCAGGAAGCCGACCACTTCGCCCTCGCCGTTGATCGGGTTCACGTCCTTTACTACCTGGCCGCTGCGCGCCTGGTAGGTGCTGCCGCCGATCTTGAAAGACGCGAAGTACCACGACAGGAAGCCGTAGGCGAAGGACGCGTAGGTGCCGAGCTGCGTGACGTAGGCAGTGCTCAGCAGGACTTGGCCAGTGGTGGAAGCCCCGGAGGTGCCGGCGTATTGGGCGAAGGCGCCCTCGTTGGTGTAGTTGGTCCACCAGGCCCAGGGCGGCTGCGTGGTCTGCGCGCCGGTGAAGTCGCCGCGGATGGTGAAGCCTGTCGTGCGGTTGCTGTTGCCGGTGAAGACGATGTAGACCTCGCCGTCGCCCGCGTCGCCGGTCAGCACGGTCTTGGACCAGTTGCCCTGCGAGCTGACGAAGCCGGTGTTCGCCTTCGTGATGCTGACGGCGCCGCTCGTGTAGTTGACCGTGCCGACGTTGATGGTGCCGGTCAGGTGCTGCACGTAGAGGTTGCCGGCGCCGTCGTCCTGCAGGGTGTAGAGCGAGGTGACGTCGACGTCGCTGCCGGGGTACTGGCGGGTCGGGATGGTGGCCGCGACGGCCAGGCGCACCGATCGGGGCTTGATGGGGCCGCCCGGCAGGGTCCACGTCCATGTGGCGGTGTTGTCGGTGAGCGCGGCGACGGATTCGGCGTGCGCGGTGGCCGTGGTGATGGTGTAGTTCAGCGGCGTGCCGGGCGACGGCATGGCGGCCGGGCTGAAGAGCACGCGGCCGGCGCCGTAGTAGACCGTGCCACTGGCATCGCCCTGCAGCGCGCCGAGGTTGTCGGTGGCGGTGCGGGCCTGGCCATCGTTCCATTCGAGGCTGAGCGAGCCGGGCTCGATCGGGCCGAGGTTCAGCTCGAAGTAGGCGCGCGCCTGGTTGGCCAGGTCTGCGGTGCTGACGGTCTTGCGGTCCTGCGTGGGTGCCCAGGAGTAGATGACCTGGGAGCCGATGTCGGGCAGCGCGCCCATGGTGATGCTGACGGTGCCGGTGCTGAAGTTCAGCGTGCCGGCGCCCAGGCTGGTGTCTGAGCCGGCGATGGCGCCGGTACCGGATTCCTTGAGGACGTACCACCGGCCGCCTGAGAGGTAGCTCACCTGCAGGCTGGCGGGCGCCGGGATCGGCGTCAGCGATACCACCTGGCTGAGGGATTGCGACTGCTGCGACACGGGCACGCCGATCGAGCGCGTGACGATGGTCAGGCTGCCGGCGGCCTGGTAGGTGACGGCATGCGTGCCGCCGACCGACCAGACGTTGGTGGACAGGGACAGGATGCCGTTCTCGTAGTCGATGGTGCCGACGTCCTGGTTGTCGCGCTGCAGCTTGCCGCTCTTGTCGACTACGGTGATGCCGTCGCGCGCGATGCTCAGCGTGCCCGGGGCGATGCCGCCGCCGACGAACATCGGCTGGGTTGTGGTGAAGGCCAGGGTCAGCGACTGCGTGATGGTCTGGCCGCTCGGCGCGATGGCGGCGCTTTGCTGGTTCATGCGCGCGTCGGCGATTGGCGTTTCGACCTGGGCGCTCGGGACCACCTGGCTGAAGATGCTTTCGACGTCGACGCTGAAGTCGTTGATCGCGCCGGCCACGGCCAGGGGCACGATGCCGTAATACTGGGCGGCGTCGGCCACGACGGTTTCGAACAGCTGCGTCTTGTTGGTGTAGTCGACGGTGCTGTCGCGGTAGCTGTCGACGGGCTGGAAGCCGTTGTAGTCGGCGCGCAGCGGGTCGGAGAGTTCGACGGTGACCTCGGTGCGGCGGAAGGTCTGGTCGGCCTGGGTGCTTTCGGGCACGGCGAAGTCGCGGTCGCGCGACGTCACCTGGGTGATGCGGACGTACTGCTCGACCTCGTTGGCGGTGCCGGCGTTGGCGCGCAGGTAGAGGGTGGTGCCGATGCTGGGGATGGCGACGGATGAGCGCTGCAGGATGGTGATCGTGCGCATGCCCTCGATGTGGTCGCCGAACAGCAGGCCGCCGTATTGCGGGCCGCGGGTCAGGTAGGACTCGATGCGGGTTTGTGCCTCGGTGCGGGTGTCGAAGTATTCGCCGGTGCTGAAGAGCACGGCCGACACCGCGGCGTCATCCGGCGCGTCGGAGACAATGACGTTGACGCCGAAGTAGCCGTCGTTGTTGAGCGTGCGCACGGCCGGGAAGACCTTGCGCAGGTTGACGCGGCCCAGGGTGCGGTCGAGTTCGCTGATGTCGGGGAAGAGGTTGTTGCTCTGCCCGTCGACGATTTCGGTGCCGGTGGCAGCGCCGCCGCCTTCGGGCACGTCGGCGAGCACCTGGCTCGCCATGATCTTGATGTCGCCTTGCAGGATGGTCATGGTCAGATTTCGATGAAGCGGAGGGTGACGCGGCAGGGGTCGGAGCCCAGCGTGTCGGCGTAGTCGACGACGGGCTGGTATTCGACGGCGGTGCGCTCGTGGTCGAAGATGACGGTGCGGGTGACGCCTCGAAGCACGAGGTCGAATTCAGCGCCTGGGATGTCGCGCCAGGCGGCGAGCTGTTCGGCGTCCTGTCGGGCGATCCAGCCGAAGTCCTCGCCGCTTTCCAGCGTGATCTGTCGGCCGCCGGTGGCTGCGGCCACGTCGACGTGCAGGGAGCCGGTGATCGATCGCTCGGTCGATTGCTGCACGGCCGACCACGAGAATTCGTCCGCCCACTGCAGGTGGTCGGATAGCGTGACGGTCGTGCCGGCGCGGGTGAGCGTGGTCATGGGGATCAGCCGCCGGTGGCGGCGCGGGCTTGTTCAAGGACGGCCAGCAGGTTGTCGGCGCCGGCCTCGGTGGTGGGCACGGTGACGGTGCGGCCCCCCAGCGTGAGGTTCACATTGACCGTCCGGGAGGACGGCGCGGGCGCCGGAGTGGGCGCCGTGGGCGTGCTGGTTGGGGTGATTCTGCCGCCAGTCGGGCTGTTGTTGCGGCGGTTTTCGCGGGCCTGCAGGCCGGCCAGTTGTTCCTGTGCACGGCGAGAAATGGCGGCCATTTCCTCCATGCTGCGCAGGCCGTCCAGCGAGATTGCGCCGGGGCCCACGCTGCTGTTCAGCAGCTGGTTCTGCTGCACGGCCGCGGCCAGCGATTCGACCAGCTTGGCATCGTCGGCGGTGAGCGTGCCGGCTTCGAGCTTCTGGCGCACGGTGAAGAAGCCGCCCGCATCGACGGCGTTCTGGCCGGCCAGCCGCTCTTCACGGGTGCGGCCAGTGACGCTCTTGGCCTCGTTGAGCGAGTCGACGGCGGCGCGGGCGCGCTCGGCCGACGACGTGATGCGGTCCATGCCCTGGGCGCCGCTCGCGCCGAGTTCCTGCAGGCTGCCGCCGGTCTGGCTGGCGATCTGCTGCATGCGGAGCATTTCTGCCTGGACGGCCAGCTCGGACGGGACCACGCCCAGGTTGGCGGCGGTGGCGGCCTCGCGGAATTGCTCGAAGGCGCGGATCTTGTCGGACAGGCCGACGCTCGTGCTGTTGCGGATCTGGTCCCAGGCGGCGCGGAAGGTGTCGGCCGTCTGCTGCATCTGGGCCTGCGTGCGCAGGCCGAAGGTGCGCAGGGCTTCGTCGAGGCTGGAAACGCCTGGGCGGATTTCGTCCAGCTTCGCGCGCGCCTGGTCGAGGCCGGCGGCGAGTTGCTGGCCAGTGACGAGGCCCTGGGCGCCCAGCGCCTGCCAGCGGTCGATGACGGCTTGCACGGCGCGTTCGGTCTGCGCGGCATCGAGCGCGCGGTCGAGGCTGCCCGCCAGGGCGCGGCCGGCGTCGGCGCCGCGGATGCCGAGCTGATCGAGGCTGCGGGTGAGCGTGTCGACGTCGTTCAGCGCGCTGTTGGTGGCGGCGCTGAAGCCGGTCTGCAGCTCTTGGACGCTCGTGCCGGCGCGCCGCAGGCTCTCGATCATGACGGCGTCGATGGCGGCGGCCAGGCGGCGGGCGCCCTGCTCTGTGCCATCGAAGGCGGCGCGGGCCTGGACCTCGAAGATGCCCAGGTCTTCGGACTTGAGCGCGCCGGCCAGCGCGGTGCGCACCTGGTCGGCGGTGATCTGGCCCTTGACGGCCAGGGCGTCGAGGGCCGCGCCGGCATCGCGGATGCCTTGAAGGTCGCCCACGTTCAGGGACTTGCTGACCTTGTCCAGCGCATCGGCGACGCTGCCGCCCTTGGTGATGACGCCCTCGAACTCGGCGGTCAGCACCTTGGACGCAGCACTCAGGCCCAGGGCCTTGTCGGCGGCCAGCTGCTTGGCCTGGGCCAGTGCGGCTGTCTGACGGGCGTTCGCGCGGGCGGCTTCTTCGTCGGCGCGGATCTTGAGCTCGGCGTCCTGGGCGGCCTTGCCGTAGCCCTGCCACTTGGCGATCCCCTCGCCGATGGCCGTGCCGATGCTTTCGAGGTTGGTGACCAGCCCGATGAAGGTGAAGGTGCGCAGCGTGGCGAAGACGCCGGCCAGGCGGGCCGCCAGCCCGGCGGCATTGGCCGCAGCGTTGCCGACGGTGGCCAGGCCGGCCGCTGCGCTGGTCTTGGCGGCGGTGTTGGCGGTGGTGGCCGTGGTGTCGGCCAGGGTGGCCGCAGTGGCCCGGGCGGTGGCCGCGGCTTCGGCGGTGCGGGCCGCCGTGACGGCGGTGACGGCCTGCGCATTGGCGAAGAAGGTCTGCGCGAGCTGGATGGCCTTGTAGGCGGCGGCGGCCTTGCCGACACCCAGCAGCACGGTGCCCAGCGTGTCGAGGTTGCCGGCCAGGGCGTTGATGGCCCGGGCCGCGGCGGCGCTGATGCCGTTGGCCTGGTCCACCTCGCCGATGTACTGGGTCCAGCTCGTCGAGAGGTTGGTGATGGCGCGGCCGACGGTGGGCGGCAGCTTCTCGAATTCGCGCGCGACGACGTCGGCCTGGCCCTGCAGGGCGGCGATCACGACTTCGCTGGTCAGGCGGCCGGCTTCGGCCTGCTTGCGCAGCTCGCCCGTGGTGACGCCCAGGCCGTCGGCCAGCGCCTTGGCCAGGCGGGGCGCCTGCTCCATGACGCTGTTGAATTCCTCGCCGCGCAGCACGCCGGACTGCAGGCCCTGGATCAGCTGCGTGATGGCGGCGTCGGAGGCCTCGGCCGATGTGCCCGACACCTGCACGGCCTGGTTGATCGTCTCGGTGAGGCTCAGCGCGTCGCGCGTGGTCAGGCCGATCAGCTTGCCGGCGGCGGCGATGCGGGTGAAGAGCTGGCCGGTGCTTTCCAGTTGGCTGTTCGTGCGCTGCGCAATCTCGAAGACGCCTTGGAAGGCTTCACCGAAGGCGGCGCCCTCCCCTGTCACCAGTCGGACGCGGGCGGCCAGGTTGCTGTAGGCGTCGGCGGTGCGGCTGACGTCGCCGATCAGGCCGCCCAGGATCTGGCCGCCCAGGGCGGCGCCGGCCAGGGTCTGCAGGGCGCGGAGCTGGCCGGCGATGCCCTGCAGGCCCTCGCGCACGGTGGTGGCCGCGGCGGTCTGCTGCTGGGCGGCGGTCTGGGCGGCCTGGCCTTGCTGGGTGTAGGCGGCCGACGTGGCGCGCACGTCATTGGCGGCGGCGCGCTCGGCGTTGCCCAGGGCCCGGGCCTGCGCGGTCAGGGCCTCGGTGTTGACGCCGGCCTGGCGCAGTGCTGCGGACTGGCTGATGACGCTGGTCTGCAGGCCGGTGAATTCGGTGCGGGCCGCATCGGCGGCGCTCTGCAGCGCGCGGAGCTGGGCGGCCTGGGCAGCGGTCGGCGGGCCGGCGGTGCCGATGCTGGTGCGGAATGCCTCGGTGGCCTTGCCGGTGGCCTCCATGCGGGACCGGGCGGCGTCGAGGTCGCGCACCAGCTGCGTGAAGCCGCTGGCGCCCTTGGCGGTGGTGCCGAGCTGGTCGACTTCGCTCGTGAGGGCCGCCACCTGGGTGCGCAGCTGGATGCTGCGCGTGCCGACGTCGGCCGCGCTGATGCCGTACTGGGCCAGGCCGGCCCGGGCGGCATCGAGGCCCCGGGTCTGCTCCTGCACTTCGGTCTTCGCGGAGCGGACGGCGTCGCGCAGCTTTTCGAGCTGGCCGGCCTGCGTGCGGGTGACGGTGCCGGACTGGGCCAGCTCGCGCGCGAAGGCCTGGGCGGCGGTCTGCGCCTCGGCCAGGCGGGTGGCTGCCTGCTCGCTCTGCTGCTTGAGGTCGACGAAGGTGCCGACGGCTGCCTGCTGCTCGCCCAGGGCGCGGAGCTGGGTGGCGACTTCGCGCGCCCGGCTGG